GCGAATGCGCCGGATGCACTGAACTAACGAAAGGAGTCACACCATGGCTACTACCAAATGGACCAACGTCGCGATCGCCATGCAGTCGGCGCTGGGTTCGGCGCTTCCGATTTCCGGCATTACCAAGGCGGCGCCCGGCGTATGCACCTCGTCAGCGCACGGGCTTGCGAACGGCGATTACGTGTACATGGATGTGCAGGGCATGTACCAGCTCAACGGCCGCGTGTTCCGCGTCTGTACCGTCGCCACCAATACCTTCAACCTGGAGGACGTCAGCAGCGGCACCGGCATCAGCACTTCCAGCTTCGACACCTTTACGTCCGGCAACGCCTACAAGATCACTTTCGGCACCTCGATCACCACGGCCACCAGCATGAACGTGTCCGGCGGCAACTTCGCCATGATCGACACCACGACGATCCACGGCAACCAGAAAAGCCAGATCCCGGGCCTGCCCGATCCGCTGTCGGCGACCTTCGACAACCTCTGGGACCCGACCGACGCTGGCCAGGCCGCCATGAAGTCGGCCTCCGACGCCCAGGCGAAAAGGAGTTTCAAGTTCACCTTCGGCACCGGCGGCAAGATCATGGTCTTCTCCGGTTATGTCGGCTTCGCCGGCGCGCCGCAGGGTTCCGCGCAGGACAAGGTGACCACGTCCGCCGTGATCACCTGCGAAGGAACGCCGACCTACTACTCGGCCTAAGCGATGAGCCTGGTCGAGAAGATCCGCAAGGCACGGGAAACGAAGGTCGAAGTCGCTGGCTTCACCTTCGTGATCCGTCGCCCGACGGCGCTGGAGGTCGCAGAAATGCCGGCGATCTCCCGCGGCCGGGCGATCCTGCCCTACATCCTCGACTGGGAAGGTGTACGTGAAATCGACGTCGTCCCCGGTGGCGATCCGCACCCGCTCAAGTTCAGTGCAGACGTCTGCGCGGAATGGTTGGGCGACCGGCTCGACATCCTTGCGCCGTTAGCCACCAAGGTCTTCGAATCGTATGCCGAGTACCAGAAGTCGCTCGAGGAGCAAAAAAAAAGCTGAGGGCCTGGCTTGAGGCGGGACAGCTCCCGGGTGGCTCCGGGCCATGTCCAGCGGCCCTGTCGGTTGAAGCGTGGAACGTGCTGGGCGGCCTGGAGTGGGAAGGGCTTGAAACGGTAGCCGAGATGCTGGGCATACGCGATATCGAAAGGCTGATCGCCGAATTGACAGTGATCCGCGACTTTCAGAGACCGGAGCAGTAGGACATGGCCGAAAACAAGACCGCGATCGTCATCACCGCCGAAGACAAGACGGCGGCGGCTTTCGCTTCGGCCAAGGCCGGGCTCGAGCGCTTCTCGTCGGCGTATGCCGCGCTGGGCGGAATCGCTGGCGTCGGTGTCGCGGCTTCCCTGGTCGCCGGCATCAAGAGCGTGATCGACCTTGGCGACGAGATGAACGACCTGTCGCAGAAGGTCGGCATCAGCGTCAAGGACCTGGCCACCTGGAAGCTAGCGGCCGAGCAGTCCGGCACCTCGCTGGAATCCGTTGCCAAGGGCGTCAAGGGTCTGAGCCAGTACATGGTCCAGAATTCCGACAAGCTGCGCGAGGCCGGGATCACGGCCACTGACGCCAATGGCGCCCTGGTTCAGTTGGCCGACCTGTTCAATGCCATGCCGGACGGCGTCGAGAAGACGGCGCTGGCGGTCCAGTTGTTCGGCAAGGCCGGCATGGACATGATCCCCATGCTGAACCTTGGCAGCCAGGGCCTCGACGAGGCGCGAAAGAAGGCCGAGGACTACGGCAAGAAGATGGCCGAGCTGGCGCCGCAGGCCGACAAGTTCAACGACGTGCTGCGCGAGCTGAAGCTGCAAAGCGAATTGACGGGCATTTCCTTTACAGGACGCCTGATTGATCCGATGACCAAGGCTGCCGAGGCAATCAAGGACGCACGCTCGGGCGCTGAAGGTCTTTACTCGGCCATGAAAAAGCTGCAGGAACTGACGAATAGCGGCCCGCTGTCTGTATTCGGATTAGTTGCAGCGGGTGCCGACATCGCCATACCGCGCAGCAAGGGCTATACCGGACCGAAAAACTCCGCTGGCCTGCCGATGTCCGATCTCGAGCAGTTCGATGCCGCCACCGAAGCTTATATGGCGGACGCGCCAGCCCGGGCTGCGGCGGCCGAGGCGCGCAAGCGTGCCGGCAAGCTCCTCGATAAAGGGGCCACCGGCGAGAAGGCTGCCAAGTCCGTCGGCAGCGTCAATGATTACTCCGCCCGCGTCAATGAAGCCGTCGCCGGCGCAATCAACAGCAGCGCCGTGGTCAAGTCGCGCGAGCTGGCTGCTCAGATCGAGGCGCTCGACAAGCTGTTCTTCGATGCCGGCCTGGATATGGATATCTACACATCGGCCATGCAGAAGCTGACCGGGCAGACCGACAAGGCGAGCAAGGAGGCCGGTCGCCTGGCGCAGCTGCTCGAGGCCACGCCGACGGCCAAGCTCGAAGAGACCCGCAAGGACATGGAGCTTCTGGCTGGCGCGCTGGAAGCGGGCCACATCAGCGAAGAGCAGTTCATCGAGGCGACACAGGCGCGGCTCGGCACGCTCGGCCAGGCGGTCAAGGAAGTCGATAGCTTCGCGCGCGACATGGGGCTCACCTTCGCCAGCGCTTTCGAGGATGCGGTGATCGGCGGCAAAAGCCTGCAGGACGTGGTCAGGGGACTCGGCCAGGACATCGAGCGGATCATCTTGCGCAAAACGGTGACCGAGCCGTTGGGTAATGCCGTGGCCGACATGGTCAAGGGTAGCAGTTTCGGCGGTAGTGGTGGGCTTCTCGGCGGCATCAAGAACCTGTTCGGCTTTGCCAGCGGCGGTGCATTTACCGTGGGTGGATCTGGTGGCACCGATTCGCAGCTCGTGGCCTTCAAGGCGACGCCTGGCGAAGAAGTCACGGTCCGCACGCCCGGGCAGCAGGGTGGTGGCAATGCCATCGTGATCAATCAGTCGATCAGCGTCGATTCGCGCAGCGATCAGGCCAGCATCATGCAGGCCATGGTTGCCGCCAAGAATGCAGCGATCGCAGAAATTTTCGAACGTCAGCGGAGGGGCGCTTAAATGACCACCCTATCCTGGCCGACCCTGACCCGCACGGCGCCGCGTGTGCTCGATTTCTCCCTGGTGCCGAATACGCAGAGCTTTTCCTCGCCGTTGTCCGGTGCCGTGCAAACCATCGAAATGCCCGGCGCGCGCTGGCAGATGTCCTTCACCATGGAGAACCTGACCGAGGCCGACAGTGCGCTGCTGCAGGCGTTCCTGGTCAAGCTGCGCGGCAAGGCGGGGCGCTTCTACCTGCACAACTTCGCGCGCTCCGAGCCGCGTGGCACCCTGCGCGGCATGCCGCTGGTGAAGGGCGCCTCGCAGACCGGCACCACGCTGGCGATCGACGGCTGCACGGTCGGCGCCACGTTGCTGGCCGGTGATTTCTTCGCGGTGAATGGCGAGCTGAAGATGGTGGTAGCCGATGCCACCGCCGACGCCGGTGGCGAAATGTCGCTGACCTTCGAGCCGCCGTTGCGATCATCGCCCGCCGATAACGCGGCACTGACCCTGTCGTCGCCGACGGCGACCTTCATGCTGGCCAGTGATGAATTGAAGTGGAACACCCAGCCAGGCAAGTTTTCGACTTTCGCGGTCGATGCCATCGAGGCGTGGAGCTGAGATGACTCGCAGCCTGACCACCGCCGCTGACAACGCCCTGGCCGCCGGCCATGTGCCGCTGGTGGTGTTCGTCGAACTCGACTTCCCATCGCAGTTCCTGCGCCTGAACAATTCGGCGGTGAATTTCGCGTGGAACGGCCATGACTGGCTGGGCGTCGGCCGGCTGGGCTCGATCGATCCGGTGAAGGAAGGCGCCGACCTGCAGGCGCGCGGGCTGGCGCTTCGCATGTCCGGCATCGATCCAGCCTCAATCTCGCTCGCGCTCGGCACGCAGTACCAGGGGCGCTCGTGCCGGGTGTGGCTGGCGCCGCTGACGTCCGAGCATGCCGTAGTCGCCGATCCGATCCTGATTTTTTGGGGGCGGATGGACACCATGGACCTCGACATCGGCACCACGGCCACGATTACGGTGAACGCGGAATCGCGCCTGGCCGACTGGGACCGGCCGCGCGTTCGGCGCTACAACCATGAGGACCAGCAGATCGATACCCCGGGCGACCTCGGTTTCGAGTTCGTGCCGCAAATGGTCACCAAGGAATTGCTGTGGGGCCAATAGACTTCCCGCTGCGGCGGCGCAACGACTGGCCCGAGCGGCTGACGGCCGTGATGGACGCGGCGCGGAATCAGCCCTACGTGCTCGGTACGCACGACTGCCTGCGCCTGGCCTGTGCCGCCGTCGAGGCGCTGACTGGCACCGACTTTTGGCCGCGTTTTGCGGGCTACACGACAAAGCGCCAGGCGCTTGTCACCATCGCCCGCATCGCGCCGTCGCTGGCCGAGGCGGTCACCGTTACGCTGGGCGTCGATCCATCGCCGGTACTGGCCGCCTGGCGGGGCGACATCGTGCTGTTCCGCGACGAGCAGGGCGAGGATCACCTCGGCGTATGCATGGGTCGCAAAATCGTCGTGACTGCGCCCGAGGGCACGCTGTCGATGGATCTGGACCACCCCGGCCTGCTGGCGAGCTGGAGGATAGGCTGATGCCGGCCAGTGTCATCGCCGCATTCGTAGCGGACTTAGCGGCAGAAGCCGTCGCAGAATATCTGATCATGGATCTAGCATGGGGCGCTACTGCGACCATGCTTGCATCTGGGGCAACGTCATTCTTAGTGGGTTCGGCGCTACGCTCAGCCCTGTCCGGCGGCGCCGAGCAGTCGCCCACCGGGCCGTCATTTGCCGCGCAGGCGCAGGATCGCACCCACGTGATTCGCTCGGCCGTGGCCAACCGGCAGATCATTTATGGCCGGGCCAAGGTCTCCGGGCCGCTGGTGTTCGCCGTGTCGACCGACGGCAACCATGGGCTGCACCTGGTGGTGGCGCTCGCCGGGCACGAGATCGATGCCGTCGAGTCGATCTGGTTCGGCGACCGCGAAGTCGGCACCCGCGATGCCGACGGCAACGTGACCGACGGCGATTTCTCCGGCTATGCGCGCATCGTCGAGCACCTGGGCGCCGCCGACCAGGCCGCCGAGCCGCTGCTGGTGGCGGCCAACGTCGGCTGGACCACGGCCCACCGCCTAAGCGGCGTGGCCTACCTGTACATCCGTCTACAGTGGAGCCGCGACGTGTATCCACGCGGCATCCCGAACATCTCCGCCGTGGTGCGCGGCAAGAAGCTCTACGATCCGCGCACCGCCACCACCGTCTGGTCGGACAACCTGGCGCTGGCCGTGCGCGACTACCTGGCCGGCGACTACGGTTTGTCGAGCACCGATGCCGAGATCGACGACACGGCGCTGATCGCCGCGGCCAACATCTGCGACGAAGCGGTGACACTCGCCGATGCGACCACCGAGGCGCGCTACACCTGCAACACCGTGCTGGATACCGGCGCCACGCCGCGCGCCAACATGGAGGCGCTGCTGTCGGGCTGCGGCGGGGCGCTGACCTGGCCGGCCGGCTTGTGGACCCTGCATGTCGGCGCCTACGAATCGCCGACGGTCACGCTCGACGCGGACGACCTGGCCGGCGCGCTTCAGATCCGTGCCCGCGTTCCGCGGCAGGACCTCTATAACGCCATCAAGGGCACCTACGTCGATCCGGCGCAGGGCTGGCAGCCGACCGACTTCCCGGCCGTCACCAGCGCCACCTACGCCACGCAGGACGGCGCGCAGATCTTCCGCGATGTGGCCTTCCCGGTCACCACCAGCAGCGCCACGGCGCAGCGGCTGGCCAAAATGATGGTGGAGAAGAGCCGGCAGGGCATCACGGTGCAGGCGCCGTTCAAGCTCGCCGCCTTCAAGCTGGCGACGTGGGAAAACGTGATGCTGTCGATCGCCTCGATGGGCTGGTCATCCAAGGTGTTCAAGGTCACCGGCTGGCAGTTCAACGAAGCCGGCAGCATCAGCCTCACGCTGCAGGAAGAAGCGGCCGCCTGCTACACCTGGAGCGCGGAAGAAACGGTAGCCGACCCGGCGCCGGACACCACCCTGCCGTCGTGGAGCACGGTTTCCGCCCCCGGCACGCCGGCGGTTACGGAATCGCTGTTTGAAACTACCGGAAGCGCGGGCGTTAAGGCGCGAGCCACGATGTCATGGGCCGCAAGCGACGATGCCTTTATCAACGATTACCTGCCTGAATACCGGATTTCGGGTAATGAATGGATCACGCTGCCGGCGACCACGGCCGTATCGGTCGAGATCAACGACATCGCGCCCGGCATCTACGAGTTCCGCCTGCGAGCGCGCAACACGGTTGGGGTTCGTTCAGAGTACAGCGGCACGCGCACGCAGGAGATCGCTGGCCTGACGGCGCCACCGGCCGATGTGCAGGGCTTTTACGTGGTGCCCGGCGGCGGCCAGGCGTGGTCGCAATGGACGCTGCACGCCGACCTCGATGTCCGCATCGGCGGCCGAATCGTGATTCGCCACTCGTCGCTGGCCAGTGGTGCGACCTGGGAAGATGGCGTGGTAGTGCATGAATTCGCCGGAAGTTCGGTCGGAGGACCATTGCCGTTGCTGGCCGGAACCTACATGGCCAAGGCGCAGGACTCCAGCGGAAACTGGTCGAGCAACATGGTGGCGTTTTATGCCAGCGCCGATTTTGCGCACGGCTGGACGACCGTCGCCACTTTGACTGAAAACCCGACGTTCTCAGGAACCCGAACCGATGTCGCCCGGGTGTCGTCGTCGCTGCAGCTCGACAGCGCCACGCCGGTTGACAGCATGACCGACCTGGTCGATCTGTGGGATTCAATCGATTCAATCGGCGGCATCGAGCCATTCGGCAGCTATGCGTTTTCCGCCACGATGGACCTGACCACGGTGTCCGTGCGCAACTTCACCGTTGACCTGACGGCCACCGCGTTCGATACCGGCGACCTGGTCGATAGCCGCACCACCGAGATCGACTATTGGGATTCGACCGACGGCGCCACCATCAACGATTGCACGGTCACCCCATACATCCGTGTCACGCCTGACAACCCATCCGGATCGCCGACATGGGGACCCTGGACGCCGTTCTGGGTCGCCGACTTCAACTGCCGGGCGGCGCAGTTCCGCCTTGATTTCCAGAGCGGAAACCGCTCGCACAACATTGCCGTGAGCGCGCTGGCCGTGCGCGCCCGGGAATTCGCCTGAAAGGATTGACCCATGAGCCAGCACGACATGAACCTCGCCAACGCATCCGGCGCTGCATTCCGCGCCGATTTGAACGATGCGCTGGTCGCCCTGGTCGGGCAAAACAGCGGCGCCACCGCGCCGTCGACCACGTTTGCCTACATGCTGTGGGCCGACACCACGACCGGCCTGCTGAATATCCGCAACGCGGCCAACAGCGGCTGGATCACCCTCGGCACGATTGCCAGCGCCTACCTGGGCAACTTGCGGCCGGACGTGACCAGCGCCCTGGCCGTCGGCTACACGGCGACGGAATACAACGCCGGAACCAAAAGCACCGGCACCTTCACGCCGGACCCGGCGCTGGGCAACTTCCAGAAGTGCGTGAACAACGGCGCGCACACGCTGGCGCCGCCATCCAGCTCCTGCACGATGATTATCCAGGTGACGAACGGCGCCAGCGCCGGAGCGATCACCACGTCGGGCTTTACGAAAGTGACTGGAACTGCGCCGGGCACAACCAACGGCGACGACTTCCTGGCCTTCATCACTCGGGTTAACGGATTCAGCCACCTGGCCTGGCAGGCGCTGCAATGAGTTTCCCCTTCCCATTCATCCCGCCGCTTGGCGGAAAAACGCCGAGCGTCGAGTACCTGGTCGTCGGTGGTGGTGGCGGCGGCTGGGCCGGAAACGGTGGTGGCGGCGGTGGTGCCGGCGGTTTTAGGACGGCCTCCGGGTTCGCAGTGGCGTCCGGATCGTCGATCAGCGTTACGGTCGGCGGCGGCGGATCGCCTGGCGCCAATGGGTCGTCATCGATATTCAGCACCATCACGGCGACCGGTGGCGGTGCGGGCGGGGTCGGCAGTGGCGCAAGCGGTGCCGGAGGTAATGGCGGCTGCGGCGGGGGAGGCGGCGCTACGGCAGGAACCGGCGGAAGCGGGACGTATGGCTACGGTGGCGGTAACGCGCTTAATTCAAGCCCCTACCCGGTCGGCGGTGGTGGTGGTGCGGGCGCGGTGGGTGCTGCCGGTGCCGGCTCCGCTTCCGGAAAAGGCGGCGACGGACTCTCGTCAAGCATTACCGGGTCGGCTACTTATTACAGCGGCGGCGGTGGCGGCGGGAATACCAGCCAGGGAGCATCCGGCGGCGCGGGCGGCAACGGTGGCGGCGGAACCTGTGTCACGGGAACGGGAATCGGGGGCAGTGGCACCGCCAACACGGGGGGCGGTGGTGCGAGCGGGTACAACGCCGCCGGATCGGGCGGCTCCGGCATCGTGTCCATTCGCTATCCGGACAGCTTCGAGCCGGCCGCCTCGACGACCGGGTCTCCCGCGTACTCGGTGGCTGGCGGGTATCGCATCTATACCTGGACCACGGTCGGGTCCGGGTCGATCACTTTCTAGCCATGAAGACATTGGCCGTGATCCTGGTGCTGTGGCTGCCTTTTTCGCTCGGGTGCATCGCCGCGATCGTCGTCAGCATGGCGGCGATCCTGCTCGAAAAAAACGCCTACGGAAAAAACGTCTTGCGCGCCATGGACAAGGTGCTGGCCGCCGTTCTTGGCCGCAGCGGTTTTTATACGCTATCGGCCGAGTGCGGTGTGATCAATGCCTTTCCCTTCGCCCAGATCCGCGAGCTGCTCGACGCTATCCAGCCAGGGCATTGCTGGGGCGCGGCGATCAACGAAGGCTTGCTAAAAGGACAGGACGATGGCCGACCCTAGCTCAACCGCCGCCGGCGTGCTCGGCGTCAAGTATTCCGCCCTGGTGGCCGGCTTCGCTGGGGGCGTGATCTCGCTCGCCTACCTGAAGGAGCTGACGCGAGCACAGATGGTGATCGCCGTCATTGCCGGATCGGCCAGCGCCGGTTACCTGACGCCGGTGGCGATCCCGATGCTGGCCCGCGCCGTCGGCATCGATGCGACGCCCGCCTTCGAGAACGCCGCCGCCTTCCTGCTCGGGCTCACGTCCATGAACCTGATCCCGGGCCTTCTCCACCTCTCCGAAATATTCCGCCGCGATCCTGCCGGTGCGATCCGCGGCAAGGATGGCCAGCCATGAAATCAATGGACCTGATCGAACTGTTCTTCTACGCCTGCAACACCATCGGCGCCGCCCTGGCGTGCTGGTATGCCATCTGTGGCCTCAACGCCTGCACACGCCGCACGCCGTTGGCCACGCGCCTTTCCTTTGCGGCCATCGCCATCGGCGGATTCGCCACGATGCTGCACCCACCAGACTTCGATGGCGGCGGACTGGGGTCGGTGCTAATCACCTGCGGCCTGGCGATCGGCTTCGTCGCCAACCGGAAGAAGTGCGTGTGCCTCAACTGCCCGGCGCGCGCGGGCCTTCGCCGGCCTGAGCCGATGGACTACGACGAAGGAGCGCACGCATGATCATTTCCAGCGACTACTACATGGGCCGGGACGTGCTCTACCCGGCTGAGCTGACCGAGGAAATCGAGAACAACGTGATGGAGCTGCTCGGTCGCGTCAATCTGTTGTTGTCGTGGGCCTACCGCGACGGCGTGCGGCCGGCGCTCGATGCCCACACCGGAACGCACATCGCCAGCGGCTGGCGGCCGGCGGCGATCAACGAGGCGACCAGCAACGCGGCGGCGGCGAGCAAGCACCTCACCGGTGAAGCGATCGACCTGCGCGATAACGGCACGCGCGACCTAGTGCGCTGGGCGCTGAAGAACATCGAGGCGCTGGAAGAGATCGGCCTCTGGATGGAGGACCCGCAATGGACACCGAGCTGGCTGCACCTGCAGATCGCGCCGCCCAAGAGTCACCGCCGGGTGTTCGTGCCCAGCAGCAAGCCGCCGATGGTGGCGCGGCTGCCCGAGCAGGACCTGGTGGCATGACCACCGGCAAGCCCTGGCCCTATGACCAGCCGCGGCCCTGCGCCGGGTGCCGCTACCGGGCGAGCGCCTTGGGCATGGTGTGGTGCCAGCTTGAAAAGTGGGCAGGCATCGCCAACGAAAAACGCTGCGATGAATGGGAGAAGCGGCATGCCTAGCCCGATGCTGATTCTGGCGGTGGTGCTGGCGTTCATCGCCAACGGCTTCTATTGGCACGCGAACGGCGTCAACAGCGAGAACACACGCTGGAAGGCCAAGACCTTCCAGGAGATCGCGCAGGCCAGCGAGGCGGCGCGCAAGCAGGAATCCATGTGGCAAGGAGTCGTTAATGAAACCGCGAAAAACTACCAGGGCCGGGTGGATGGCATCCGCCGCGGCCTCGATGCTGATCTTGAACGCCTGCGCCAGCGACCCGAGCGCGCCAGTGGCGTGTCCGCAGCGCCCCGCGCTGGCTGTGCGGGTGGAACCGGGGCCGAGCTTTCAGGAGCAGATGCGGAATTTCTTAGCCGGGAAGCTGCCCGAGCCGACCAGCTCCGAGCCGGGGTCGAAGCCTGCTACGAGTTTGTCGACGCAGTGAAATGAGATCCGGACTGCTGCGGTGTCGGGTCTCCACGCTCCGACTCAACCGGTCCGCGCCGTTTCCAAGTCAGATCGCGGAGCGGCAGCGGCGGTGGAAATGTGGCCTGCGGATGATTCAGCGCCACAGTTAACGCCACAAACAGCCGGTAAGCCAACA